AATAAAGAAGGTCTTACCTGTTGCACTTTCACCTGCTATTGCAGTAATCTTATTTGATGGAAGACCACCATATATACTACCGCTTAATAGAGCATTAAATATGTAACTTCCAGAGTCGATGAAACTTTCTACATCACCAGCCTCTACTCCATCACTTACTAATGCAGCATATTCATTGCCCACATCCTTTAGAACCCTTTTCAAAAAGTCATTCATTATATATCACCTTCTTTTCTACTTGCAGAACGCAATGCATCAAAACCGCCAGGATAACGATCAGATAACTTTGCAACATTTATGTCTATAATTTCTTCAAATGAAGTATCTAGTGCCATACAAGCTTGTGCCATGTACCAACATATGTCTCCCAATTCAGAGCGCAGATGTCGAATTGTATCTTCATCAATCTCTTTACCTTGAAACAAAACCTTCTTTACAATATCATTGAACTCACCTACTTCACCAGAAAGTCCAATAGACGCTGTTAAAAGTCTAGAGGTATTCATACCCTGTTCTTCCATGATACTAATACAATCAATCATATCAGCAGTATTTTTTGTTGGGTCACTACTGACCGTATCAACAAAGTTAATATAGTCTGTCAGGTTAGTCATTTATATGTCACGCTGCATATCTGCGGCTTCATCAATAAGTGCAGTAATCTCATCAACAGTATTGCATAAAATCTTTACGGTTTGATATTCATCTTCATCATCTCTTCCACTAATTTCAAACATGAATCCATTGTCATACATATTAACCGTAAATTGATCATTTACCGATGTAAGTTTAGTGCCGATTGTTGTGATTGCTTCTTTCATATTATATTTCTCCTACTAATATGTTTTTAATTTATTTCCTTTATAGTACACTAAATTTGCACTAATGTCAAGAGTTAATTTGTAAAAATAAATTTATTTTAGGGGTTGACAAGGCTATCTATAATGTGTATAATAGGTCTTGTACCTTCTTCAGAATAACATTAATGTATTGTATCAGACTCAAACATATCTAGAAACTCTTCCATTTCTTCATAATGCTCTTCTTCTTCAATCATATTAAGTTCTTCTTGTGTTGGTTGGGAGTTTTCAATATTTTTCTTTGACGGCACCATATTTTCTATATTATGCACTACATATTCATAATACTTACATAATCCAGCTGATGCTGGTGTCATTATAACAACAGAACTTTTTTCTATTTTAAAGAATGGCTCATCAGAATAAGGTTGAATCCATCTAGATAAACCTAAAGATTCAACTACTCCTTTGTCGGTAACTTTATTAAAAGTATCCATTTTTAAAGGAGAAGTTACTTTTAGTTGTTCTGAGTTTTCGCTTTCAGAAATAGTACAAATTATATTTTCACCATTAGAAAGCTTTATAACTTGTGGGATCATATTGTTATCCTGTCTATTTTATAATTAAATTGTTCTTCTTTATATATATTTATTCTTTCATAAAAGTGTCTTAATGTAAAATTTCTTCTGGTCTTATAAGTTAGATCATCAGATATATCAAAAAGTTTTACACCATCTTTATCTTTACTTTGTCTTAGTCCTCTGCCTATACTTTGTAATACTCGTATTCTACTTTTAGATGGACTTGCAAAAATAATATTGTGTATTTTACGAATATTTATACCTGTAGAAAATGTACCATATGAAGCTATAATAATTGCATCCTTTTCATTTTCTGTGATACCACGAATCTTTTCTCTTGTTTCTGTATCAGTTCCACCATACACAAAGAATACTTTTCTGTCAAACTTCTTAATCTCATTATACAATAAAACACCATGTTTGTCAACTAGCTGAAACAAACATAATGTGTTTCCTGTAATATTACTACACAGATTCTTAATAAACTCATTTCTTTTTACATGAGAAACAATATAATTTATTTCTTCTGCATATGCATAAGTTCGTATTCTTTTAGATTCTTCTTCTGAATGTTTTAAAACAATACAATTAATATCTAGTTTAGCCAGAGTTTTATTGTCCATTAATTCTTTTGTGGTAATAATCTTCTTGACTTTTCCAAATAAACCTTCTAGTACTAGACGATGAGTCTGTGTACCGTCAAGTGTTCCTGTTAGACCAAATCTATACTTTATATCTCTACTTCTAGTCATAATATCAGTTAAAGATTTTGCTTTAAATAGATGAGCTTCATCACCTATAATGCACCCATATTGTGCAAAGTATTGACTATGTAATTTGTAAATTGATTGCCATGTAGAGATTACAATTGGTTTCTTAGAACCTTTGTCACGGCCTGCATAGACTCTATGAATAAACTCATCTTTCCAACCATAGTCAATAAAGTCAGAATACATTTGTTCAACAAGAGAAGTTGTTGGTACAAGAATTAAAGTTTTTAGTCCCATCATATGGTAATAACGAATGAGAGTATAAATTATTAATGACTTACCCGATGCAGTAGGAGAAACAAGAAGAGCCCTATCTGTTGATATAGCATGATGGATTGCATCAATTTGATAATCACGAAATTCAATTGGTTTTCCTTGCGAGGTGGGACGTAAGGATTTTGCGAAATCTCCAACGCTCTCACGAATAACATTCCTGTCATTTTCTACTCCCTTATCTATTATATAGTCAATAGAATTTCTTAAACAAAACTCTTTTATATAAGGTAACAGCCCTACATATATTCTACCATTATGTGGAGAAAATAAACGTATTTTACCGTCCCACATTTTATTACGATACTGAGGCATAAACTTTGCGCCAGGCACTTCAAAGGTAAAATAATCTGAAAGTTCTCTTTCTAAACTACCGTCAACTTCTAATTGTAAATATACTTCGTTGACTTTAGATATTTGCATTTTGTAAAGACTTTAGTTCACCATAATCGCCTCTAGCAATTATATTCCATGATATACTTATTCTGTCATCTTTATTATTCGGCACCCAATGTTGTAACCAAGAAGGAAATAGTAATCCTACACCCTTAACGGAATTAAACTGAATCATATTAGAGTTGTCCCAATTATATTTTTTTCTTGGAGATAGTATATGAGCTTGAGCTCTGGGATCAAAAAACTGAATTGGTGCAGTATCTTTAGATGCCTTTAAATAATATACTCCTGACATAAGATTGTTTGAATGAGTATGTGGTGGGTGTGTTTCACCACCATGCATTGCATTTGCCCACATACCTGTAATTTCTAAACTATCGTATATGTATTCTAAGTCTTTTAAGTATTTGTCAGTTGCAGCCAAAACTGTATCTTTAAACGATTTAAATTCTGATAACAAATGAATATCATCTTCGGTTTGGCTAAAAATATCAGAACTCTTAAATTTTATAAGTTCTTCACAAACAGAAGGCATTTTATATTTAAATTCCCCAATTACGGTTGGAAAACATTTATATTTTTTTACATCAACCAACAAACCATACTCCACCTATCTCCTTTAGTAACTTTTAAAACTTCATGGGGATACATAAAGTTTGATGGAAATATAATTGCAGAACCCTTTTCTGGTTCAAATTGTTTATTTGCAATAATAATTTCACCTCCATCATATTCATCATTTAAAAATAATAATATAGTAGCTTGGGGAAACCCATATTGTTGCCCATGACTATGATGAATGTTATCAACATGATTTGACATAAAACCACCAACTCCGTATCTATTAATACGAAAATCTGTTAATCGACTCACATTAAATAATGGAAACTCTTCTTTGTACTTTTCTATAGTCTTTTCAAATGATAATTTAATGTCTGAATAAAGGCCATCATTATTTTTTATCCATGCATCATCCATCAACACACGATCTGTCTTAACCACTTTACCACTATCTTGTGTGGCATATCCTGATGGTTTATAATCAAACTGTCTATTAGTTAATTTCCAACATAATTTATCATCAACGATACCTTTATAATATTGTATGTAATCTGTTACTTTGTGATCTTTTTTCATTAGTATGTCATTCCTGCTTCAAATTTCTTCCATTCTATAGAATTTTTAATATCCCAACCACGATTATCAACTGATTTAATAACACCTTTAATATAATCTACAACAGTTTCTAAGTAACCAATTTTATTTTCTGCATCTATTACTTCATCATCAGATGTAATATAAACGCTTAAATCTGTCTTTAATACTTTAAGATCAAATGGCTTACTAATATAGATTTTTGCATCAGACTTACCACCATAGTATTCCCATTTTTCTCGATACAATCGTTTATAGTCTCCTTTTGCTTTAAACAAAAGAAGTTCGTACCTAGTTTTATAGTCCAAGTACTTTGCTTTAATTTCTTGATTTTTTAGGGATTCTGTATCTAAGTGTTCATTATCAACTTTCAAGTCTTGTTGGACTTGAATTTTTAATTCATCAAGTGTCATTATCACTCCATTATAATGTATGCATCTCGTAAAGTTTGTATTTAAAATTTATTTCTGCTGTTATGTATTCAACATCAGAGGTATTTTGATTGTATTCTAATGCTGATAAGGATGTTGGAAACATATCAGCATAACGAACTTCTACTATTGGATTATTTTTATTTGATAGAATAGTAAGTGTTGCGTCTGAATAAAACGCATTATCATCTGTAGCACTACCAACAACACCGATATCAGTATTCCCACCAGCTGATGAATTAGGTGTATTTGAACCAGTGTTTCTAAACGCAGTAAATTGTGATCTACTTTTTGGAAAACCAATACCTGTCATCCAATTGTGAATTGTAATATAGTTTTCTAGATATTCATCTACTATAAAAGAAATTGTAAGGTCTTCATATGTAAGTCTGTCACCTATAATTGGTATATTCTTAAACGGTGTTGGTTGTTCATAGTTATTAAGTGATATGCCAGGCACAGCCGCAGAGGTAGTAAAGAACTCGACTTTGGGAAGTTGGTGTATAGTAAACTTAAACTGAGTTGGACTCGAATAGTCTAACTTAGTTGGTTGTCTAGAGAGAGGTGAAGTTGCTGTTACCATACTACTATTTATAACAAAAAAAAGAGGGGAATAAATCCCCTCTTTAAGTTTTTGTTTTTAGTTGGATAGTTCCAACTAATCCTATTACATAAGGTTAGAAACTTTAACTTTTCTGTAATATTTGTTGGTAGCAGAACTGATGGAGATTGCTCCGTCAGCAGCAGCCGCAACTGTTCCTGTGTGGAATGGGTTAGCAGCAATACCGTAACGAGTTTTAAACCCGATTTTTGGTTGGAAAGTATTTTCACCAACCGCACGAACCATTTGTAGAGGAACGTATGGACAGTAGAACATACCAGCATCGTAAGGTGAAGTACCTTTATATCCAACAACGTAGTACTGAGCAGCAGATACGTTTGCAGCATATGGATCAATATACACTTTATAACGACCATTCATAGTACCAGCGAATGTAGTTGAAGTATCATCAACATTCAAGTTGTTATTAAGAGCAGGAGTGTAATCAAGAACACCAGCCATTTGTAATGCAGACGCAACGTCAGCAGAACAAAGGATCATGTTACCTTTACCCCTACGAGTTTGTTGACCGATAGCATTTGCATCTCTTTCGATT